CGTCGACACATACCCTGCCCTGTTTGATAATTCTCGCAACCGTCGCAGACGTGCCGTCGGTCTGGCTACGCTCGATCTGCGTGACCTCGACCATCGGGTCCGCAAGTAGTGCCTGAAGCTGGGGCTCCTGTAGTCCGTTGTAGTTTTCAACTATCCTCTCTGGCGTGTCGTCGTAGACGACCTTCATAATCCCGGCACCACACATCAACGCGTCCTTGGTTGCGTTGTAGAGTGCTTGGTAACCGTTGTTGTCCTCGTGAAACACGAAGCGCGTAAATTCTGTTTCTAAGTCCGCCTGCTTTTCATCTTGTGCAGACATCGGTCTAAACTTGACCGTCTTACCGGAGAGTGCCTCGATAACAGCGGGCATGATCCATTCGACACTATCGGCGACATCTGTAGACACGACTCCGCTACGCCCCTTGATGTCAGGGGCGCGTGGCAAATCTCCGTTGTAGTAGTCCTCGGCCGTGCGCTTCTTGGCAACCCACTTATCAGACCGATCAGTGGACTCCATCTCCTCGGCAATGACGGCGAGAATCTCATCCTCGTTCATTACCTCGCGCTCCTGCTCCGCCTCTAACTCGGCGGCGACTGCGGCAACGGCTTGTAGTGCTTCTTCTTCAATCATATGTAAGCGTCTGCTGTTGGGTGATACTCAATCGGCTGTGACCAAGCACCGCCCATAAGGTCGTCGTTTACGCTGAAGCAATAAGCGAGTGCGTCAGCAAGGTTTGGTGACGGTAGGTTGAGCGGCGGCTTGGCCATCTCACTCTTCGTCATTAGCTGTATCTTTCCGTGTGCGTTCGGCTTGCGTGGAATCCTGCAAACCTCGGCGCGTAGTGCTGATAGGTTGGGCATGTCGGGGTCGAGGAATATGCACTCGTCCGGGTCGACGTACTCGCCCTGAGAAAGCTGGTAGCTTTTGTAGAACCTGTCGCGTAGCTTCCAGTAGGCCTGTGCGCGTCGGTTGTAGAAGGCGTCCTTGTTAGTCCGGTGGCTGTCGTACATCGCGTCCGGGTTCTCTGGTCGCTCGCCGCCGTGGAATGGAACTGTCCTTACATTCCGAGGCCCAAGCTGGCGCTCGACCTCCCGTGCCAGTCCAAGGCCAATTCCATCGGAGTCCCAGATGAAGGTGTCAGCGCCAAAATCGTCAACAAACTGTATAGCCCAATCAAGGCCATCACTAGCTGTCCCGTCTGACTTTGCATGAACCGCGAGTACAACTGGGCCGTGCCTGACAACAACCGCCTTATCGTCCTTACCAAGGTCAGATACGTCATGCGCTACGACCTTGGCGCCTGATGGCCTGATCTTGACGGCCTCACGTAGACCAACCGCCGCGTTAAACCAATCCGGGACGATAATGCTCGTATCGACCTCGTCCAGTGTCTGGCCTTCCCAGATATGCTCGTACTCAGCGTCCGAAAGTGTCGCCTTATCCTTCTGCCTCTCAATCTCCAGTTCAGCAGGAAAATATGGATTTTCGGTGTAATTCGCACGGACAATCGTGTGAGTCTCGTCACGGTAGATTCCTTCCTGCCGCAGGGTTAGCATTCGGCCCTTCAGGAAACGCTCCGTGAGTGGGTCGGCCTCTGATCTGGGGTTGGCGGTAATGAAGAAGTAGCTACCGGCCTCTCGAATTGTTGGAGTCAGTAGCCTGAGGCTCTCCTCCGATATTGTCTGCGCCTCCTCGATCCAGCACACGTCTGTACCGAACAGCGACTTGATTGACTCGGCGTTTCTTGCCAAGCCCTTGAAGATCATCTCCCCGCCACTTGAGTGGGTGATCTTGTCGCGGGTGACCGTGAATCCTGATACGCCAAGGGTGTCTATCAGGTCAGCGATCAGCGCGTGCACCGACTCCTGTATTGAGTTCTGGAACTCACGACAGCAGAGAATCTTCTTGCCCTGTATGGCCTCCAAGATGCAGAGCATCGCGACGGTCATCGACTTACCTGAGCCCCGTCCCCCGACCGCGATTCTGTACCGGCTATTACACTCGTACAGGGGCAGGAACGCCTCAGGCAGTGATATGTCCATATATCAGTCCAGAATCAGTGGCCCCATCTCGGGGATTTCGTCGATGTAGGCCGGTGGAGCGTCCGGCTCCAAGCCGATCATCGACACGTCGTACCTCACCCGGTTCAGGTGGTATGCGCTGTCGGCGTACTCCCTGCTACCTGCCGGCCAACCGTTGTCGCAGGTAAGCCTGCTGTTGTTGTGCGTGTACCCGTTGAAGCGGTAACTCATTAGGTCGGTCACGTTGTCGCAGAACTCCGTGGAGTGCCCGTGGCCAAAGTCAGGCCAGATGTAGCCCTCTCTGGCGTAGGCGCTGTTATCCGGCCCGTGGGCCAGACCAACCGTGTGCCCCAGTTCATGAAGGGCGGTGTACAGGTTGTCCGTCCTGATGGTGCCGGAGAGCGTGAAGCCCGTGCCCTCCTTAAAGTACTTGTTGACGTGTGCACAGCCGGCCGTGTTCGGGCATGTGATGCCCCTGCCAAGCGACAAATCGGCGGTGCCGATCCTCCTCGCCATCTTGGTGTGGCCGTCGTTGTCCCAGTAGCGGCCGTAACCCACCGCAGTGGGCTCCAGCACGTAACGGATGTGGACCCCGGCGGCCTCGTAGAGCCTGTTTGCGCGCTCGACAAGCCTGCTGGCCTCTCGCCAGACCGCGTCGTCCTGCGTGCTCTGGACGAACTCGTCGACCTCAAGGGTGTTGTCGTAGGCTATATAGCCCAGCGACCACTCCACGATCTGGTCATCGTCCTCGCCGTAGTAGATGTATCCGTCGGCGGGCCCCCTGTAGTAGTAGCCCTCGCAGTCGGTGGTCAGGTCGACCTTTCCACAGCGGGGCTCGGGGTATAGCTGGTACAGGAACTCCTCGCCGTTGATGGTCAGGGTCAGGTCCTCGTGACGCTGTCCGTCGCCATATATCTCAATTCTGTCGGTAAAGGGGGTCACTTCGCCGAAGGGGACCCCGTAGGTCCACTCGGCCGGCTCGCCCTGCACGGTGTAGTCCACGTAGACGATCACCGGCTTAAACCTGTCGCCGTAGGTGTTGTCGATCACGACATCCAGCCGGGGTGGTATGTACCCGCAGTCGGTGTCGTTCTCCGTGCGCTCCTCGTAGAAGCCGTACGCCCCGTCGTTATAGACCCAGACCTGCGTATATCCCTCGCAGTAGCTGTCGTGGGGCGTGCCTGCCGGCGGTGGGTTGTAGCCACAGCTTGGGCTGTTTACCTCCACCTCGGTCGGGCTCACATGGTAGTCATAGTTCTCGCAGTACGGCTGGAACGGCGGGTCTACAGTTACCGTCGTCGTTGTCGTGACCGGCGGGCCGTCTATCGGTTTGGTGTGCCCTCCCCGATCAAAACAGCCAGTCAAAGCAATCAGGGCGGCTAGTGCTAGGGCGCCTCGCAAAACGCGTCTGCCGGGCCGCAGTAGCACACGGTCTGTGGCTTGGATGCCCTGCACTCGCATACCGGGCCGGACTCCTTGCTGGCGACCTTCTTCAGCAACGAGCCGTCCATGGGCAGTGGTAGCGATGCACAGCCCATAAGGTTAGCCGGGATCAGCAAGAGTATTACGAACGCGGCAATCTTCATCGGTCCTGTGCTCTCCTATGGTGTAGTGAAGTGCCTCGGGCATGGGCCGCCAGCGGTATGTCCCGAAACTTCTGTGTCCGTGCTTCCAGCCCCGGCAGTGGTTCTGCTCGTGGAGGTAGGTCTCCCTGTCGGGCCTCGCCGGGTAGTAGATGTGGCAGACCCCGGTGGTGAGGTTCAACTCCATGCAGGCGTCGACACCGTCCTTACACTTAACAATTCTGTAACATTCAGCGGCCAGTTGAGCGTCGTCGAGCCGGTGCTCAATGATCTGGGCACCGACGAGGTCCCTGCACAGGTATTCCTCGCCGTCGCAATCCAAGGGGGGCCTTTTATATGGGTGTATTAAATTTCGTTCGGTAAAGGGGTAAACTTCGCTCAGGGGGGTCGACCGGGGGTACCGGGGGGCCGATCCCCTGAGTACCGGGAGGGCGACCTAGATGAGAATGATTCTCATTTGCATTACCATGTTCCCTAAGCACCAACATGGTGCAGTGATCACGGGTCAGCAACTAAGCCGTTTCTAACTTCCTTAAATGTATATTTACGTCAGTTGACTGATCAGTTGATAGTGCGTGCACCATCATGGTGCGTGTCATCGCTGTCATCCATCAGTTCGCCTACCACTGACCGGGCAGGTAGCACGTCTTGGTGCTGTTGCGTCACCACCTTGATTGTAACCTGTTGATCTGATTGACCTTTTCCTGCTTCACCGCTGATATCCTCGGTGACCAGAGCCTGAGGCAGTAGGCGTGACACCATGCCCATGACCACTTCCGGCTTGGTGGCCACCAGTTCGGCCAGCATCTGCTCCGCGTTGGCCTCCCAGCACGCCTGCAGGCTGTCGATCACCTGCTTCGAGAAGCGATCTCGTGAGCCTTTAGGCCGTCCCGGACCCGGTCCACCACCCTTCACGAACTGTCCAGTGACGGGGTCCCTGATAGGTTTTACGGCCGTTTCTTTCGGGATATCCAGTGGTAATGACTCGGTGTCAGTATCATGCTCGTCGATCATGTCACACCACCTGATTGCTCAGTGTGACCAGCCCGATGATGCCGCCCACGATGCCCACGAGGGCCACAGCGATGATCGCGAACTCGATCCAGTCGTTGGGGAATGAGTCGCCCAAGTCGTCACTTCTTCGCTCTTGCACGACGTCCTGTAGGCGTTGCTTTGCCTTTTGCTTTACCTTGTCTCGTGCCCGCTTTCTTATCGCCGGCTGGAATGGATTGCTCGCCATCAATAGTGTCCTCTTCATATGCCGCCAGTCGGTCCATTAGCGCGGCGACCTTAGTCGTAAGCGCGTCCAGCTTGTCGGCAATGGCCTGCTCGGCCTTGGTGAAGTCGACCTCGACGTCTGCTATGGCGTCAAGGAACGCGTGGGTGGCGATCAGTGCGT